CATATATGTTATACTCCTTTTGTTGCAGTGTTTGTTGGTACAACAGGAGCAACTGGTGTTGCTGGAGCTTGTTGTTGTTTCTTCTTTGCAGAAGGCGTAACAACTGCATTACCTAAAATTTTGATTTGATATGGTGGTTTGACAAAGTATTCACTTTCCTTTTGTTTACCTTGTTCTCTACCTTTGATTATTATTACATATTTTTCATAATAAAAATCAATACTTACACCAGAAACATTTACTATATAATCTTTTTCTGGTTGACCATATCCTTTTGATGCTCTTAATTGAACTTGTTTATTTCCAATTTTGCTCAATATTTTGTTTTGAAAATTTCCCTTATTTTGTAGAGTGGATTGTGATACTCTACTTTCAAAATCTGTCAAATCAAACTTAGCATCATATACATTTGGATCTTCTTGTCCTTTTTCACCACCTTGTTGTGGTTGTTGTGCATTTGGATCTTGTTGTGTAGGTTCAGCAGCTTCATTTACTGGTTTTGCAAGAGTATATCCAAGAACAGTACCTAAATCTGGTCTACCTTTCTTACTTTTAGAAACCCAATTTGGAACAGAAATAGCACCAACTGCACCAGTTGTAGTGATTTCATCCATTACTTGTTTAATTAATTCTTTGATTTTTTGTTTCAAAGATTCATCTGACTTAATAATTTCTTTTGTTTCGTTCATATTAAAGTTGATTCTTGATTTCTTTTATCAATTCATATGATAACAATAGAACCATTACTTGATTGTCTTTAACGAGATTAAATTTTTTAACATTATCAAGTTGTTTTACAGTTTCATTAATCTTGATCTTAATGACATCATCTGAAATTTTATTGGTTAATTCAGTCAATTGTTTCTTAACATTAGAAACTTCATTGTCAATTAATGTTTTCAATGAATTTGTATTGCTTATACTATTGATATATTCTTTCAATAAATTCTTTTGATTTGAATCTAAATCTTTATACTTTTCATTTAAAGATTCTACCAATATCTTATAACTCAAAAGACGAACTTCTTCATTTTGTTGTTTATAAACATTAATCATTTCGTCTTCAGTTTCTTTAGTAACTTTTTTAATGCCACATAAATTTTCAACAATACAAGTTCTGGATGTAACAATTTCTTTTACATCAAACTTAGAATTTTTATCACCGTGATTTTCAAAAATTTTATATATTGAAGCTAAGACTTTATAATTCTTAATACTAGACTTAAATAAATCATTAATTGGATAAACATCTTTGATTTCTTTGATTAAATTATATTTTTCAGATGTTAATGACTTTTGATTTAATTTGTCTCTTTGTTTTAATACTATTTCAATATACTTTTCAGCTTGCGTTTCGTCTTTTGCAACTTCGTTGACTAAAAAGTTATACAATTGTAACTCTTTGCCTAATTCTTTATTTTCAGAAAAGTATTTGAATAGAATATTCTTGGCAAAAGATTCGTCTTTTCCAGACAAAATATCTGATGTCACTTGTCGAGTGAGCAATTCAAACAATATTCCTGTGTTTCTAAACTTTGAATGCTTAGCTTTGTGCATATAATTTAATCTTCGTTATTTTATAAATATAGTAAATTTATAGTAAAAATCATTTTTAATATACTATTTACATGGATTATTCAATAATATTTTTTTCGTCTAACATTGATAGACTTTTTGTTTCATTTAAAAGTTCACTTTTGATTTGAGAAGTAGTTTTTAAGAAGTCATTTAAACCCTCTAAACTCAATGGAGATTTGGTTTTTGAACCTTGTCTAATTGGATCTGTTTGTGACTGTGATACATTTTCTTTGCTTCCTAATGGATCATATCCAAAGGTAATATCTTTTCTCTTTTTATGTGATCCTTTTTGTGAAGGTCTTTTGTATGTTCTAAGAGATTTTTCAGTTAATGCAGGAGTTTCACTGCCACCGGCCTCTGCTCCACCTGGTTCACTTCCACCTTCTGGTGCAGCACCACCTTCACCTCCACCAGTTTCTGCTCCTGGTTCGCCTCCACCTGATTCAGGTTCGCCTCCACCACTAGATCCACCTTCTTCTGGTTTGATTTTATTGAATGGTTTGGCTGGATCAATACCTTCATCTTCAATTTGTTTAAATCTATAAGATTGTTTTGCATCTTCTACCAAGTCATTCTTTTGAATATCAACATCTTCTTCAGAAATCTTAAATACATTTTCATATATCCACTTCTTACTAAATAATTTGGTTTCCATCATGTCTTTGGAAAGATTGACTTTATCTTGCCAAATAGCAATCTTTTCTTTTTCAAAAATTACTGAAGGATTTGTTAATTCTAATGTAAAATCAACTAATGATGCATCTTTATATCCTTGCGCATACAAATGTACCATTGCAATTTTGTTCAATTCACTAATCAAAATTCTTTGTACTCTGTTTACTGTTTTAGCAAATCTTACATCTTCACTTGCAAGTGTTGCTTTACCACTCAAATCTTCTTCATAACCCAAAAATGCCTTTGGAATCTTTAATGCAGCTAACATCTTGTTACGAAGATATTCAATATCATCAATACCATTGAATTCCATACCACTCAATGGTTCAATACTAGTACCACTATCACTACCACGAACTGGCAAATAAAAGTCTTCTACCATGTTCTGTAGATTAAAACGAAGATTATAATCACCAGTTTTTTCATCAATATATGGGACTTTTTTCATCTTGTCCATCAATCTTTGCATATATTGATCCACTTCAGAAGGCGGAATATTACCAACGTCAACTTTAAAAATTCTCTTTTCGGGAGCACGCATTACACGATGAATTAACATTGCATCTTCCATCAATGATAATTGTTTCCAAACTCTTCTACCACCTTCAATGATGCTCTTACCATAAGGAATAAAATTACTATCACTCAACATTCTAAAATGTGCAACTTGATAGTTTTCCAATTCTTCTAATCTGCCACCTTCTGGTAAATTGATTTGGAATTTAACATAGTTTTTGTTTGTTAAATCACTATTTTCTACACGGGTAACATTGTATGCACTAATAGGTTCTACCATGTATACACCATATTCTGGACTAATATACATTTTCAAATAGAAATCGCCGTACTTTACAAGATTTCTAGTCCAACTCCACATATTAAATTCAATATTAAGAATATCATAGAACAAATTATAAAGAATTTGTTTGATATTATCATTACTTGAATGAATTACAAGAATTTCACCCAATTCATTCTTAGTTACACATTCATCTGCATAAATGTCTAGTGCAGATGCAATGATTGGGTCCATATCCATGGTATCATAATCACGAAATAATTCAATACGAGCAGCTTGATAACTTAATGTAAAGTCTCTGCTATATTGATTATATGAAGATGTTCTAATTCTATTAAAACGATCTCTAAGTGTATTACGGTCAGTAGCATACATTACTTCATCTGTATCTACTACCTTTAACTTTTTACCACCAATATTACGGATTACCGCATCAGTAGAGAAAAGTCTCTTTAATTTTGAATATAAAGATCTTTGTTTTAAAATTTGAAATTCTTCGTTTGCCATAGTTTTATATATATAAATATGTTACAATAACCAAGTTAGGTTTTCTTTTTTATCTGTAGTTTTTCCAACTGACATTTGCCATGCTTCTTTACTATTAATTGATTGTGCTTTATAAATGTTTTGAGAACCACCAATTCTTGTAATACCACCCAACATTGATCTATTTAAATCCATACTTTGTTGTCTTAACTTTAATGCTGTATCTCTTACCCATAATCCGATGCTCATTGCCATTACCAAGTCATCATTATAACCTTTCATTGCAGCTACTTTATTACCGTCCCAAATAAACACGGACAATTCATCCAAAAATCTAAGCGATCTTACTTCTACTGATCTTTCTCTAAAATAAGTTTCTAACTTTGAAATTAATAATGGTCTAGTTTTTTGACTATTAGTAAAGCCAGGAATCATCTTCTTTTCATCTCTATTAACTTTATTCGTCAATTGTCTTTCTACGTCTACATATTGTAGATCTGCACTACTATAGAACGTATTTGGATATTGTCTATCTATTATTTGTTGTAAAACTGCCCAACCAATATTCGCATTTTCTACAATTAATAAAGCATTATTATAATCTGTTGCAACACTTACCAACATGTTACCATAATCTTTAGTACCAATTTGTCCTTTATATTCGGCAACTTGTGTCAATGACTCTACATCAATAACTTGAAATGCACTATAATCCGCACCATCACCTCTAGCAACGTCAGCACTAACTATATAATTTCTACTATAATCTGGATATTCCCATATCCAATAACCATGATCCAATCCTCTCATTTCAATTGGATCTTTTACCTTGCTTTGTTTATAAAAATCAATTGTGGCAACATCAACAATTCCATTACCAGTAGTTGCAAAGTCACAATCACATTCTTGTGCTGCACCTTTTACACCTGATAGTTCGGTTTGTTTATCTCTCCAAGCTTGATCTCTTTCTGGATGTAAATGCCATGGAAGTCTAATTGTATTAAATTTATTTTCCTTGGCTTCTGCCTTTACCCAAGTTTGATGAAAGAAATTACCAACACCATTTGGTGTACTTAACATGATTGCTCTACCACCAGTACTTAATGTATATTGAGCAGATAACCAAATTTCTTCAATGTTATCAATGAATGCAGCTTCGTCAATAATCAACAATGACAATGCAGAAGAACGACCTGATGTACCGGCAGATGAAACAGCTTTAATTTGTGAACCATTTGTCAATCTTAAACTTAATCTGTTGTCTTCTTGTTCTTTTACTTTTAACCAAGAAGGAAGATTGTCATTCGCAAATCTTACACGGGTTACAATTTCTTTAGATGTTTCTTGATTAATACTAATACAAAGAACATTTTTATCTTTATGAAATACCATTAACCACAAACTATATGCTGCGGTTAATGTACTAATACCCATTTGTCTAGACTTTAATATGATATTAAAATCATGTTCAACCAAGTCTGTTAAAGCTTCTTCTTGAAATGGATATAAATCAAAGTTTACAGTTCCACGAATAGGATGTTGAATCTTAACATACTTTTTCATGAAGTAAATTGGATCTACAAGACATTTCTTATATTCCTCTTTAATTACTTCTTTAAGTGTTTTTGGTGTACTCATTGATTTAATTTATCCAAAACCATTTGTCTGGCTTTAGTTTCAATTTCAGAATTATAATTTAATTTACCCAATTCTTCATTTGCTTTTGCAATATTTTCCTCAACATTTTTCAAATCTTCTTTTAAATCAGACAATACTTTTTGTATTTGTGTAGTATCATCCGTCCAGAATTCTTGACTACCA